GTTTTTCGAAATGGATGAAAGCCGAAAGTGAAAGTGATATTGATGCGGTACAAGAATACTATGGTTACAGTAAAGATAAAGCCAAACAAGTTCTACCTCTCTTATCACCTGATCAAATAATAATAATAAAAAAGAAGGTGAGCAAAGGTGGAAGAAAATAACATTGTCGAATGGGTGCCAAGCGATATGCTTGAAGTCACTTTAAATGAACCAGATGATTTTTTAAAGATAAGAGAAACACTTACTCGCATTGGTGTAGCTTCACGTAAAGATAAGAAGTTGTTTCAATCGTGTCATATCTTACATAAACAGGGCAGATACTTTATAGTCCACTTTAAAGAACTGTTTATGCTTGATGGCAAAAAAGCAAATCTAGAACAGACAGACGTTGAGCGTAGGAATACAATCGCTACATTACTAAGTGATTGGGGGTTGCTTGATTGGGCAAACATGGATGCTGAATATCCATGTGCTCCATTACGCTTGATTAAAATCATTCCTTACAAAGAGAAAAGTGAATGGGAGCTTTGTCCAAAATACAATATTGGGAATAAATAGCAATGATCCCAGACGGACTAGCAGATGCTATAGCAAATAGGAAAGCATTTCATGGACAGTTAGATCTTTCTAGAAATGCTTTTCCTAGTTGGGATGATCTAGTACCGTACTTCGATCAATCATTTCTTAATGGCAATACTAGAGCAAGAGATCCGCATAAGATATGGGCTAGTGTTGAAACTAATGATTTCCCTATTGTTAGAAATGTCAAAGTTGAATTGGGAAAGATACTTAACACTTTAGATATATCTTGCCATTGCTATGCGGGGTTTAGTCCTAACGCTCTAGCATCTCCACCTCATAAAGATCCAATGGAAGTATTTTTTGTGATGATAAAAGGATCTATGCCTTGGAAAATCTTTGAGAATGGTTGTGACTATAATGATAGTACACAGAGTATGACCACTAAGTCTACATTTTCCAAAAGACTAGTACAGGGTGATTTTGTATACGTGCCTACAGGAGTATATCATTGTGCAGTACCTGATAGCTCTAGAGTTGGATTTTCTTTTGGTTGGTCTTAACTTTTTTGCATATTAGGTATTGACAAATAGCATAACTTATACTATATTATATGTTATAAATAATGTTGCAGTGCAGAATAATCTGGCTGTAATATAATCTTGCTTGATCAAAAGGAGATAACAATGACAGGCTTACAACAACTATTCCCACGTTCATCTTTTGTTGGTTTTGACCATCTGTTCAGTGAACTAGAGTTCACAGCGAAACATGCTCAAGATCATTATCCACCTCATAATATCATTAGAACATCTGAGTCGGATTACTTGATTGAACTTGCTATTGCAGGTTTTTCACAAGATGAGATAACTGTAGAAGTTAAAGATAGAACCTTGACTGTTACAGGGGAACATGTCTCTAAAGGTAGAGAGTTTATCCATCGTGGCATTTCGACAAAGAAATTTAAACGAACCTTTAGGCTGTCCGAACACGTAAATGTAAACGGAGCAGATATTCAAGATGGCATTCTGGCAATAGATTTGCAGTATGTGATCCCTGAAGAAATGCGTCCTCGTAAAATCAATATTGGTCAAACGAGGAAACAAAATGACACAAGCAATACTAGCAGCCCACAGCTACTCAACGAGGGCAATTGAAACTATCATTGATGCACTGAGATCTCTTTATCAGTTTAGGGCGAATCGCAAAATGATTCGGGCGACTGAAAAGGAACTAGGCAGACTTACTGATTATGAGTTAGCAGATATTGGAATCTCACGTGGCGAAATTTATTACGTTGCACGTTCAAATGAAAATCTAAGAGGGTGGGTCTAATGACAGCTTTAGTAGCAAACTATGTCTTCTCACCCTTGTCGGGTTTGTGGTCTTCATTAGATCGCTTCACGCAGACGGTGGGATATTCGAGAGCGGCAGCGGAACTCGCAAGAATGGGTTATCACGAGGAAGCCAAGAAATGTATGATGCATATCAAAGAGATGCATGATAATAAGTGAATGTATATAAATACATCTTTATAATGAGAAGGCTTTAAAAGTCAGAGGGCGGGAGATCGCCCTCTTGGACACACACAACACACAAAATAGGAGACTTAAATGTCAAATCCATATCAAATCCGCTATGATGTATTAAACATGGCAAAAGAAATCGCAGACAAACATTACGACATGCAAGTAGAACTTGCCAATAAAATGTTAGGAATGTATAAGGAAGATACTGAACAAGCACTAGAAGCTTGGAAACAGTATGTACCAAAAGCTTTAAATCCAGATGAAATCAAATCCCAAGCTGAAAAACTTTATGAGTTTGTATCAGAGAAAAAATAATGTATAAAGTGACAGCATGGTTTAAAGACCGTAAAGTATCACAAGAGTTTCATGATGTAAACGATGCAATCGAATATCGTGACGATGTTGATGCTCATTATCCTTTAAGAGTAACTTTTAGAAAGGTCGTATCGATGAAAGAATGGGTACATAACTGTTGGAATGTAGTAATGGATCATAATACTAATCCATTAAAGAATATTCCTGATTTAAATACACGCCACATGATCATGCAAGTACTAGCTTGGATGTGGTGTATTGTGTTTGGTATTATTGCAGGTAGCATGTGGGCAGGAGTAGTTAGCATGATGGTACATGCATTACTACTAGCCGCAGTTGCAATAACCGTGGCTACCTTTGAAGTAGCAAAGCGTAAGCCATATGGTTTTTATAATGGGAGAGGTCTTGGCGGCGAACATGAATAATGAAATGCAAGATTTGAAGTTTACTGCAGCAGGTGATTTTATGAGAGTTGATGATGAAGGTCCGTTTAAATCTATATTCGAGGCAAATGCTAATGGGGTTGTTCGTAGAGAAATCGTAACCTATCGTGTAAAAGATGGTGTAATGATAAAAGAAGAAGCTTTTCGTGATTATTACGAAAGCGGAGATTACCACGATTCTCAGAATACTATAATATTAGCGGAGCGTTGATATGAGTGAGCAAACACATTATTGTACAACTAAAGGATTGGGTTGGGCATTCTTGATCATTATCATTGGTATGGTAGGTTTGCCTATACTTGGTTCAGCGATTGCTTATCCAGATAACTGCAAGCAATCCATTCTTATTCCTTGTATAGGTTTAGAGTAATGCATATAATAAGAAAAAAGGATGGCGAAATATTAGCCATAGCGTCACGTTTAGAGGATGCTATGGCTATCGCAGATGGTCACAGGATTGATAAAGAGGATTATGTTGTACAGGAATCTACTGATCAGCATGAACTATCTGAGATATATCGCTCATACTATGGAACAAGATCCCTATGACAGATGAAGAAGTGAGGGCGGCTGCACAGGCAGAAGCAGAGAGAACCTTTGACGCATTCATTATGTGGAGCAAAAGGGTTACTCTCTGGTCTATAATCTTCTTACTTGTTGTTGTGGTTGGTTGTAACTCAGGGGTAGAGGACGATACCTATCCTGCCTATAATGGCGAACAATATAATCCGTCCAATCTTAATGTAAAGAAATAAAGATAGGAAATCAAAATGAAAAGTATTATAACCGCAAG